TTGGGCTGGTCCAGGTTCCTCCTGCCATAATTACTCTCCTCCCTTCAATGCCTTATCCAAAGCCGCTTTTGCTCCGGATATGGAGTATGCCGGTTCCGTCAAAATCACTTTAACGAAGTCTGGCTGGTAACCGGATAACTGTTTGCTTTTTAAAAGCTTTTCTGTCGGATACTTCTTTTCTGCTGCCGGCTGTGATACTGCAGCCGTTTTATCTTTCTTTGACATAAGCGCTATTCTCCTCCATTTCCTGCATCAGCACGGTTTCCCTTGGTAATGCTACACGCTGCCGGATATGAAACTGATAATGCAGCTCCATATCCTCATTCTGCCACCGCCGTTCGAAGGTCCTGACAGGAACCGTATTCCCGCTCCCGTCAGAATAGGCAAACAGCTCCAGGGACTCATCCAGATATCCCGCGACTGCATGGATTTCCGCATTTCCATTGACAATGTTGCGCTGCTGGACAAATACAATATCAATACCCAGGTCACGCATAAAACGATTATCGATCTGACCTTCTATGGTGGATGGCATGAAAAAAATGAAAAAACAGGGAAATTCCGTCCCCTGCTGATGCGGACTGTCATATACCCGATAATCGGGGTATCTTTTCTTCAGCACGTCCGCTAAACTATTTACGATATGTTCAATGGTGAAAATCATTGGAAAGCCTCCCACACCCGCTTGTCCAGCTCTGTCCGTACTATGGACCGGTATTTACCCACGGCTTTTTGCTTCATATATTTTCCCTCCACATAGGTGGTTTTCGTGCCCACCATAATGCCGCCTTCGCCATCTGGATCCTGCTCCAGCAAACTTCCATTGGCTATCAGTCCAGGGACGAAATGTTTATCTACCCGATGGCCATCATTTACATAGGATGCATACTGCACGTTATTGGCTAAGTATGTCTTGACGCTTCCTCCAGAGTAAACCGCATTGGTCTGGCTGTCCGTTGTCCAGTGCTGCGCCATCTCCCCGCTGCGCATGTTCGTCCCGGCAATAGCCGCCCCGCCATTAGGCGGCGTATTCTCTGTGGCAATACGTACCGCCTCAATAGTAGCCCCCTCCGCCACCTCTTCCATAATCTGTGGCACCTTTTGACCGGCCTTCCTTAACTCCTCCAGACGCTTCCGCATCTGGCTTCCAAAGCTTGACACACTATCACCTCCCGATAAGGTTGTCCATCAAAAGTCCCACCTCTTTATGCTGCAATCCGGTAAGCGCGCCGCCCACCGGATCATAGTAAGATACTGGATTTCCAGCAAAATAGCGCTCTGGCTTATTTTTATGACCAAGGTTGCCCCCGCGGATTACCAGCAGCTCATCCCCCGCCCGGATATCCGCAGATAAGTCACAAGCAATCTTTTCCAACGACCGCTCTCTAGCTGCATTACTGGTCATGCTCGGCCCACCTTTTTCCAGATGATAAACCCGGCAAGGGATCGGGGCGGGATTTACTTTTACCCGCTCCTGCCGGTCCATCCCACCATCAGACACTGGCGAAATACGATAAACATCCACCGTATCGGTATACCAGGTTCGAAAAAGCGAATGTTCAAAAATCATAGAACAAACATCCCTCCCATCCCCACCATCCGCGCCATAGTCACCAGCTGAGAGCCGTACTGGGTGGCATTCCAGGCCCCCCACTTTTCTGTTCCGGCAGTAATCGCGCTGTTGTCATAGCTGATAGATGTATCTCCCATAGTGGCAGACTTAACCGTTCCTATCTGGTCGGCGCCTCCGGCAGCCTGGGCGATGCTTCTGGAGCAAGGAGCATACGTCTTTAAATACAGTGCGGAGAAATGGGCCACATAAAGCCCCGCTGCATACCTCCACATGCTCCCCCAGCGGGAGGGAAGGACACTGTCATTTGCCTGAGCGATAAACATCTGGAGCATTGCCTCTGGTACAAGGCTGACAGCCCTTGCTTCCCCGTCCTCTTCCGGCTGACTAATTTCCGTAAATTGAGGGAAATCCTGACGGAACATCTCTGACGTATATTCCCCATACTCCCCTAGCCACGGCACGTTAGATGCTGCAGCCTTTGCCGCCATGAAATAAGGGACCGCCGAATTCGTACCCCATCCACTCCACATTACATCACCCCGCTACTCCTCTGAACTTTTCTCTTGGCTGTCAGGGCGGATATCATTCTTCCCGGCCTTTTTTCCGGCCTCTTTGTCGGCCTGCTCCAGCTGCTTATCCTTCTTCCCCTTTGGTGCAGAAATCATACCACCGCGGACAGCCCGCTTTACCAGATTACTTTCCGCCACATCTTTCGGTATTTCCCCGATAAAGTCCTTCTTAATTTCATAAAGTGAGCCATCGGCCCGCCTTACCATATAGTTCCGCTTTGATACAATAAACATATCCTTCCTCCTTAAATCCCATCCATGTAGGTGATGGTCTGGTCGTAGAAAACCTCCACCTCAGATACATTCCCGGCATACGCCGTGTCATAGCAAAAATTCTCTGTGTTCGGGCTGGTCATAGCCCTGGTAAGTGGAGCCAGCTCATCCATGGCAATATACCGCTCCTTATTGCAGTACACCACCATCCGATCTGCGCCATCATCCCCTGCGCCTTTACACCATCTGGCCGCACCAATAAACAAGTCTGAGCCATTATGCTTGGCTACATTATTTTCCAACAGAAAGGTAAGGATCGTCTTTTCTGCCAGCTCGGTCACCTTTGTGGTCGCAACATAATTGTACTGCTCATAGGGCATGATGATATGGTTCGGTATTGCATCCAGGTCATACTCTGCCCGCTCCCATCCAGCAAGGATAATTTCATTGACATCCTGTAAAATCTGATCCGGCGTTTTATCCTTCCACACGGTAGAAGGGCTTGTGGTTGCACCATTAGAAGCCGCATCCATTATCGTCACATCCGGATTGTTCACCAGTCCAGTGGTATCGTAACGGGAAAACCCTACATAGGCATTTTCTTCCATGTGCTTATCATAGGTCATTCGCAGGCCATCCCGGAGAAGGCTGTCGATGTTCCTTCCGGTCATATTCCCCCGCTGCATGTCAATCCACATCACCCGGGTACCAGCGGCGATCATGTGGGCCTTGAATAACCCTTTAGAGAAATCTGCCTGTACCATAGGGATGCCGTTTGCCCCTCCGGAATGGACTAAGCCATCGCCAGAGCCGCCGGCTATGCCGTATCCTACCTGCATAGCCGATACAAACTCCGACCAGCCCCCGCCTACCCGGATGGGGATATCCCGGGTATAGGTAAAGCTGGTTAAGGGCGTGCGTACCATGTTATCCCGCTTCTCCAGCTCCGAATTAAGGAACGCCTGGCCGGATGCAATGCCTGCCGCGTCCATGTTAAATACAGCCCCATTGCCGCCCTGGACGGAATGGGTTGCCGCTTTGCCTAAATCAAAGGTGCCAACTTGTTTAAATACCATCTCTCTGCCTCCTTATGCATTCACTATCGTCAGGATTCTCAGCTCTGCCACACCATTGGCGTCCGCTGTCCCTTTCCACTGGGCATTGGTCAATGCCACAGTATAGGCGGTAGCATCACTTTTATCCTCCGCCGCCTCAAATCCGCCGATTGCTAGATTAGGTTTCGCCGGATTGACAGCTGTCCGAATATACACCTTCCCCCCAGGGGCCGGCGCCCCGGACTGGCAGATGACATTTACACAGCCCCGCTTCATCACGGGTACCGCCTCACCGGGCCGGTATGCCCCCTCATTCTGGTTCAGGAAATCCATGGCCGATTTTACTTCCCTTACGGCCACACCCCAAAATTTCTCTACGGTAGAGGATGCTTCCCAGGGTGCTGCTGCCCCGTTTACCCCCATCACCACGGGCGCGCCGAATTTTATGTTTTCTGTCCCGGTTAACGGCGCCGTGTCCACCACCATATCCGGCTGCCGGGAATAGCTTCCCGCATATCCGTGGGGCATTGTCTTGCCAATCGTCTGTCCTCTCATTATTTCGTCTCCTTTCTTCTATGGGGATTCAGGCTGTCATAGAGGGCTTGGATGGCATCCAAGTCCATTGCCTCTGGCTTTTTATCCGCTGCCATCTGGGCATTTTTTTTGCTCACCTGAAGGATAGCGGCAATATCATTTTTCTCATCCTTTGCCGTAACCAGGTTAATCAGAGCATCTGATACGGCCTTGCGCTGCATTGCATCCCCAATCGCTGCCACAGAGGGCCGCATGGCCTTCAGGATCCCTACAGCTAGAGACCTATCCATCCCACAACCGCTCTCCCCTTCTGCCGGGATGACCCTGGAAGCCCCTTCATCCGCGGTGCCGCTGCCAGACTGGGCAGCCGGCTCCCCGGTTAATTGTTCGATGGCTGCGTCAAGAGAGTCCTTCACTTCTTCCTTCTTTTTTGCTTTTTCTGCCTCTTTTGCAGCAAGTTTTTCCATCACCTTGTCCACGATCCCGTCAATCGCAGCTTCGTCCTCCGTCGGATTCTTCCCTGGATCCATTCCTTCCAACTTCGCTTTTTCCTCTTTTGCAGGAGCGGCTGCTTCCTCATCCAGGGCAGCTGCCGCATCCATCGCCAGCTGCTCGATCTCCTCCGGGCTCTTATCCTTTACCGCCTGCCCAAAGAGCTTAAACAAAAATCCTTGTTTTTTCATTGCTTTCCTTTCCGGCCCTTTGGCCTGTTTTTTTGCTGTATCTGAATCTAAAATAGCCGCCCGCTTCCCGGCCCTTCCCCGGTCAACGACGGCTATGTGATTCCCCCGGATATTTTTCTGGCTGTAGGTGCCATCTGCGTTGCGGACATAATCGCAGGCATATCCGCAGGAGATTTCCCGCTTTCCGTTTCGGATGGCATCAATTAATTCCCGGTCATGGATGTGGAGGTCTGCCAGAACGTAATCCGCCCACTCCCCGGTTCCTTTCCGGATATTTGCCGCATGTCCTTTTTCATAAGCAGATACATCATCCGGCCCGATTAATCCCGGAGGATGGTCATTGGTAGCCGGCTTGCCTTCAAAGGAGGCAAGGGCTGCATCCGCAAAGACTTCCTCCGGAGGGCGGTAAACGGTTGCCACGGCTTCTGCATCCTGTCCAGTGAGCCCGATCTCCCGGCCAAGGTATTCCTGGGTACCGGTACGGGCTATGGGGACGTTGCGGCAGATTAAAAAGCCCTCCCCAGTTTCAATCTGGTTCGGGCTTATGGTGTATCCATAATAGGCAAGCATGATTTTCTCCTTCCCCTAAAAATGGGTATAAAAATACCAGCAGTTTCGTTACTGCTGGCCTATAGTCCTGGGATTGTTTCCTTAAATGATTTTAACATATTTTTAGCCTTCGCCATTTTAGAATTTTAAAGCATTCATACAGATATGTCAATATCCGATAAGTAATTACAAAATAATCGTCTTTTACCATCTTAGCATCCTCCTTATCGTTATGGGCTCAATACTCTTTCAATGTCATCAATCGTTTTATCATATAGGGTTTCCCAGTCTTTTGATGAGCTTCCAATATCTATGACAAGATGAATGCCGTCTGACGACACGTCCATTATATCACCTTCTCTTCCATCTTTTAGCAAAACCCGATCGAATTCTTTCACTTTTAGCATTATTTCACCTCTGTTATATAAGCCGATACCATTTTAATTTCTCCTGGAACAGTATCACTGCTCCATGCTACCAGGACATTTGCAGGTTTTCCATTTTTGCCATATAGAACTATCTGTTGTTCATACCGTTTCCCATGCCCGGCACTCCCCTTATCAACCACTGGATATAGCGGGGCACACGAAAAAATTTTCTTTCTTAGCTCCTTCCAGTTATTTTCGTCATATCCCAAACGGCTCCTGAACGCCCTCCCCTTCGCCAAGCCGTCCGGAAAGTCTCCCCCGAACAGATAATGCGTGAATTTTTTGTCTGCTGCTGTGGCCTTTTCTGCATTTGGCAATCTTAGCTCTGGATGCCGGATCAGCTTATTCCTCCTCTGGTAATCCAACTTCAAAAAATCAAACTTTTCAGGATTATTATACTTCATCTCCTGGAACTTTGCAAAGTCTTTCGGCACATCCTTGCCCAGCACTGCCCGGTATTCCCTGTGCTGCTTTTTATCCTGAATTAGTTTTTGCCGGTTTCGTTCTTTCTCCCGATACGCCTTTATCTGCTTCTTTGTCCGAGGGTCCCGGTTTAATGGATTCTTTTCCGGATTGGAAAAATCCTTGTCCTTCTGGATCTGCTTATCCGTCTTTCCTATTGTCGTATATTTAATCAAGGCATGAAGGCAGTTTGGGTGGATATTCAGGTAGGTGTTTGTCAGATCATCCGGCCCGGCTTTATCGATCTTCCCATAGGCCAAGGTTAACGGCGGATACTCCGGATTCTGCCCGCTTTTACTGTACACCCGGCCTTCCAGCGGGGCACATACTGGACAGGTGCTGCCAATCTTAACAATCTGCCACAAGTCATGATCATCCGCAGTCAATATGGCTGCCACTTCCGCCTGTCTGGCAGTTGTCCGCACCGCCATGTTTCCGTATGCCCTGAGGCTCCAGCGGCGCCCTGCTTTGTCCACAAAGGCGGTAATCCCTTGATTTTTCATATCCTGGATCATCTGTGCACTGGTTATGGACCATCCTCTCCCGGATGCCTCCTGGGCCAGCACCTGCTTAAGTGCCATCTCCCGGAAAGGATCCGCCTCCAGACGGGCAATCGTATACAGTGTCTGTACACTTTTAAACGCGGTTTCGGATGCTTCTACCAGCTCCCCCAGCAGGTTATTGCTCAGCTGCTGGGCTACGGCTGTCTGTGTGGCAGTCAGCACCCTGGCGTTCCGGTATCCGGCGGCATGTTTATCCGAGTGGTAAAAAATAGTCTCAATCATAGCCGGGACATACTCCCAGGATTCATCCACCATCCTCCCCAGTATCCCCTGCACCCGCTCCAGAGATGCCGCCTCTGCGTAGTCCACCAGGCCTTTTGGGCGCTTCCGCTCGATCTCCGCGATTAACTCCCGTTCTGTCCTAAGGAAAAGCATAATCAAAAAGCGGGTGACATCCGTATTATTCGGCGGCCGGATGAGTTTCGCCATCCTCCAGACCTCCTTCATCTTCTCCGGCTAATTCCTCTGGCAAGCCCAGGCCGGCCATGGGATCCGCCATCATACGGCTGTTGGTATAGGTCTGACCTTTCCCGGCCTTGATGCTCTCATCGGAAATCTTGCTGTACATCCCGGTCTCATCCGACATGGCGTGCAGCTCCTGCTGCGCCGTAGCCGAATCAATCAGGTCATTCTGGTACACCGCCAGAACAGCATTGGTCTTCCGCTCTGCAATTTCCGCGATCTCCTTTGCGTCTGGCGTCCACATGGGCGGGAAGTCAATGTCCATGTCTTCAGGGACTTCTCCCCAGGCAGACAGGGCCATAATCGGAAGCAGGCGTTCGATAATGCTTCTCAGCTCTGTTTCTCGGAGGCCATCAATATAATCATAATAATTCTGCATGTCCGACTCCCCAGTGGCATTTAATCCCGCAGGAGAGCGCCCAAACAGTTTGGTAACCGGCGTCCTGGCTGCCCCGGCCACGTCCATCATGATGCGGTCATACACATCGGAGAGGCCGGTAAAGGTGTACTGGGTATTATGGATGGCATCACCTTTATTAATAATGCGGGTGCCAAAGTTGCTCTCCATAACCGACTGTGCCGCCATCATGTTATAAAACCGGCGCTGCATCTCTGTATTTGCTGTACCAAGAAGCTGGTCAAGCCCTTCCGTCTCCATGTAATTGATGTTGGCCCGGAAGGTCAGCGCCGCGATATTGCCGGCTACATTATCCCGCCGCACCACCTCGCTGTAAATTGCTTCCAGCTCGGACTCTCCCCAGTAAAGCTCCGTGACCTGCTCCATCCAGGGCAGCTCCCTGCCGATAAACCGGATGACCCGGCTGTGATGTACCCTCGCCACCAGTCGGCCGGTTTCATCATCCCGGATCGTGTAGTATGCTGGCAGGCCGTAATCCAGATCCTCGGGATCCGTAACCAGCTCCGCCTCTGGGTAAATGCCATTCCACCGATCCAGAATCTGAAGCCCTAAGAAGCTGCCGGGCATAACGGCATCCATCTCTAGGGGCTGGCTTAAATCATTCTGCCCTTTAATCAGGATAACTCCCGCGGCGCCGCCGTAAAGTCGTCCCCAGTACATTCCCAGAAGGAGCTTGTGCCGGACCTGAGTCTGGCGCTCCAGCCTGACCATCTGACCCAGCTGCTCCGGGGCGATACCGGACTTGATTTCATACCATTTCCGGATCATATCATTAGGGATCGTGGCGATGATGTTCTGCACAATCCAGTTATCCCGGTAAAGGCTGGTCAGCAGCTGGTAGTTCTGGGTCAGCCGGGTCATAGGGTACTCTGTGGCCTGCAAAAGGTCCATGGTTCCATAGCCGATCCGCGCTGCCGGATTTGCAAAAGCGTCCATCGTCGCGATGGGCGCCTGCTTCGATTGTGTTGTATCCGCCCTGGTACGGCGGGTGTTTCGTTTTCTGCTCATAAGCTACTCCTGCATCTGGCTGATAAGGAGCTTTTTGATTGCCCCTGCTATCTCTTTTGCTGTCTTTTCGATCCCTTCACTACTACCTATACCGATGCTAATATGAGGCTTGAATGTTAGGCCACCTCCTGGCACTTCCATAATCTCAGCATCTCCACACCTTGTATACCGAAACGCTGTGCCATCTAGCGGCTTATAATCTAATATAATCGAATGATAACCAGTCATCTTTTCCAGTTTGCGTTCCATCTCTTGAATATCTTTATATTCATCATCCACCTCGATGACAGTATTGCCTAACTCGATCTTTCCTTTATCTTCATATCCAAAACATACAAAATATTTCATGCTATTCCTATCCTCCAACTTGGCAATACCGTCTTTACATAATACCGGAGGGCGTCTGCACCGTGATCCATCTGCTTCACAGGCTTTTCCTCACCTCGCTCCGCGGCTTTCTCATCCCAGGCATAGGACTGCATCTCCGCCTTAAGTCCGGTACAAGCACGGTTAATCATCAGCTCCCCCTGGGCCAGAAGCGTAGCGACGGCGCGGATCCCGTCAAGAACCTCATTATCTGCTGGCTTTACATAAAATCCCCTGGCTCTCAGCTCTGTAATGAAGGACGCCGCAGAAGGGTCAACAATAATGGTACACTGGTCTTCCGGAGATGCCCCCATAAACTTTGCTAAGTCATCCGCGTACTGGGCATCTGTCTTCTGTGGATTCCCGCTCCTTCTGG